ACCGGCGGGTCGTGCGGGGGCTCCGGTTCCGGGACCGGCTCGACGTACGGGTTCCCGTGCTCGTCAGCGACGCGCGTGAGATAACCCTTGTCGAGCCGGTCCTGGATGCCGTCCGGGAGCGGCAGCTTGTGCGGGAACACCGCGCCGCTCTCGCCCCGCAGCCAGATGTGCTCTTCTGCGGGCGTCATCATCGGTTACTGGGCCGTCGGGACCAGCAGCGCCGTGATCGTGCCGGTCGCGCCCGCCTCGAAGTCGATCTCGACGCCGCGGTGGCTCTTGACGAACCGGCCGGACTCGAACGGGCCGATGAACACGGTCGCGCCGTTGGCGACCTGGATGGTCAGGTCGCCCTGGCCGGCCGCCCACGCCGGCGGGTAGGTGCCCGCGCGCAAAATCGCGTTCTTCGGGGTGGCCGCCGAGTTGCTGATGCGCAGCACGGTGCGCTCCGGCTCGGCCTCGTTGATGACCATGCCGTTGGCCTGGTCGATGGCCGTGCCCGCGGGCTGCACAAGGCTGCCGTTGGACACGAGCTTGCTGTACGGAACGGGAGTACGCGCCATGGTTGGCGGGTTCCTTTCCACGTGGAGGGGCCCGGGCACCGCCACCGCCCCCGCCCGGGGCTGTCGTGGCGGTGTCCGGGCAACAAAAAAGACCGTCCACTCAGGACGGTCGACGTGTTGCTTGCAGTGCTGGTGCTGGGCTTCGACTCAGCTGATCGAAGCGAGCATCGTGGCGATGCCCTCGGGCCGCATCAGCTTGCTGCCGTAGACGAGCAAGCCGCGGACCCTGTCGGCGAACCGCAGCTCGCTCCGCATGGCCTCGGTCTTCGTGATCTGCTGCGCGAACGAGATCGCCGCCCGGGTGCCGCCCATGACCACGTAGTCGTCGCCCGTGGGGTTCGGGCAGTTGTTCGACACGTGGATGTCGGCGCCGAGCATCCGGCCCACCAGACCGTTGTAGAGCGGCTCGCGGGAGCCGCTCGCCGACAGGTCGGTGAACTTCGGGTTCTCGAGCAGCATCGAGTGGTACCAGGACGGGACCACGACGTAGCGCCCGTTCTTGGGAACGTTCGCCTCGTCGAGCTTCAGCATCACCAGCCGGATGCCGGTGTACGCCTGGTCGCCCGTGGTGATCGGCCGGGTGCCGACCTGGTTGGCGACGTTCGCGCCGGTGTAGAGGTTCGCCACGTACTGGTCGACCACGTCGGCCATGCCGTACGCGGCCTCGCTCATCGCCTCCGGGACCACGTTGCCGCGGGCCTGGAAGGCGTCGACGTCGTCCACGCTGAACGCCCAGTACTTCTCCTGATCCACGACCAGGGTCCGCTGGGCGTCGGTCAGCTCCTCGTACTGGATGTCCTGGTTGCGACCGTAGGTCTGGATCGTCGGCCGGGAGATGCTCGACACCCGAACGGTGTCACCGGCCTGCTTGATCTCGCCCTCGTAGTCGGTGTTCGCGAGGCTCGCGTACACCAACGCCTTCTTGTACGAGGACATCAGCAGGCCGGACCAGATCTCCGGCTTGAACCGGGTGATGGCCACGGTTGTGCCTCAGCTTTCTGCTTGTGGGGTGCGCGCCGGGGGCCTGTTACGCGAGGTGCGCGAGTCGGCCGGCCTTCCAGGCCTCCTCGATCTGCTCCGGGGTCATGGCCTTGAGCTGCGCTTCGGTGATCGGGGTCGGAGCCCCGCCGCCCTGGACCTGGCCCCCGGAAACCGCTGGAATCTGGGGCTGGACCTGGACGGGCTGCTGCTGTGCCGCGGCCGCCGGGTCGGCGGCAGGCGGGACGGCCGGCGGGACCGGCGGCACTGCCGGGGTCTCCGCGCGAAGCCAGGGGTTGGCTGCCACCTCGGCCGCGAGCTTCTGGCCGAGCTGGGCCGCGAAATCCGGAGCTGTCGGATCGAGGCCCTTGATGGCGGTGTGGAACGGCATCCAGCCGAGCACGCGCGCCGGGTCGGCCCCGGCGGCGTGGGCGTTCTGCCAGACGGCCAGCTGCACCTGCGCTTCGCGGCGCGCGGCCTGTTCTTGCTGGACCTGGGCCGCCAGGGCGGCCGGGTCCGGCGGGGTGTTGGGAGCCCCACCGCCCAACAGCTGCTGGACCTGCTGAAGCATCTGCTGGTGCGTCTGCAGCGACTGCTCCAGCTCCCGCTCACGGGTGCGCTGGTGCTGGATCGTCTGCATCGCACGCTGCGGGTCCCACGGCTGTCCGTCCGGGCCGATGAACTGCGGCACTGCCGTGTTCGCCGGCGCGGCCGGGGCCGCGGGGGTCTGCTGCTGCTGGGGCTGGGTGGGCGCGGGCACCGCCGGCTGGTAGGGCTGCGGTGTCGGCTGAAACCCGGGCTGCGCGGCCGGGACTACCGGCTGCACCGTCGCGGGCGCGGTGGTGGTGACCGACTGCGGCTGTCCGAGCGTGCCGAACAGGCCGTAGTCGGCGTCCGCCTGGCGCTGCTGTGCCGGGCTCGGGGTCGCGGGCGCGGCCGGCGCGGGCGCTGCCTGCGCGGGCTGCTGAACGGGGTGGGACATGCGAGGGCCCTCCTCGGGCAGAAAGCAGCACCCCCGGGCTCGGGCCTCTTGGCCTCGAGCACAGGTGGTGGACATGGAAAAGCCCCACACCGGGACGGCGTGGGGCTTCGTGACGACCCGGCGGAGGCCGGGTGGATTGAGGTGCCAGCCTGGCAGAAAGTGGCAGGTGGCTGGCAGCTATGTGGAGCCCAGAGCTACCGTGATCAGCGGCCCCCGAAGCTCACTGGGAGCGCGCTAGGCCGGCAGCGGGTTCGAGTCCCGACGGGGGCCCTGGGGCGGGCCGTGGACTCGTGTTGTTCCTGGGTAAACGCGGTCGCTACGCGCGGCCCGCCCTGTACTCAGCCGAAAATCCGCACCCAGCGCTCGAACTCCCGCCGGGCCTCGTCCGTGTCGGCCAGCTTGAACCGCAGACCGTGGTCCCCGTCGACGGGCTCGCGGTGGTCACCGCCGAGCGCGATCTCGGCCGGGATGCCCTCGGGGAACGCGTCACAGGTAACCCGGTCGGCCCGCAACCGGGCGCAGGCCGCGCACTGGCTGGGAACCCTGGTGGTCACAGCGCCTCCGTCTCGGCCAGCTCGAGCATCGCCTCACCGATAGCCCGTACCCACGGGCGGGCGTTCTCGCCCATCGTGGAGTACTCCTGCCAGATCTCGGCGAGGACCTCGCCACCGCGGGTGGACGCGTACTCCGAGATCTTCTCCCGGATCACGTCCTCGTGCTCTTCGCACCAGAACTCGATCCCGGGATCGTCCGGCTCGTCCGGTGGCTCGACGCCGAGCTCATCCGCGACGAGCTGCCAGAAGCGTTTCAGCGCCCGCCGGGACGCGGTCTGCATCTGGTGGTCGACGTGGTGCCCGAACTCGTGCGCCACGATCGAGGACGCGTTCTCGTGCTCGTGCCCGCACGGGGCCAGCCACCGGACCTCGGTCAGGTGGCGCCGGCGTGCGGGGAATCCCGGGTCGAAGATCCGCTCGTGCAGCACGATCCGCTGCCGCTTGGGGTCGTACTGGCCCAGGATGTTCGGGTCCCCGAGACCGTGCAGGTCATCGGGTGTGAGATAGGCGACCTCCCGCAGGGTGTCCACGGTGAACGGCACCAGGCCCTGTTGGTGGCGCAGCGCCTCGAGGACCGTGGCCCGGTCGTTGCCGGTGATGGTCACCTTGTCCTCGAGCGGGCCCAGCCCGGACGGTGCCGCCGGGGCTGCGGCCGGGGGCGCGTGCGAGGGCCCGAGGAGCGCGGCCGGGTCGTCCGCCCGCGTGGGCGGGGGGATGTGCCCGACCCCGATCTCCTCCCGGTACCGGTAGCGGGGCAGCTCGTAGTCGGCGAGCAGCTCCTCCAGGGTTTCTTCCCAGAACCGCTGTTTGCGCTGGGCTTCCACCCGGGCCGCCGGTGTGAGCGCTGTGGCCTCGCGGGTCTTCCACTTCCGCAGGTACCGCTCGATCTCCCGCTGCCGGGAGCGGGCGTAGTTCCCGACCTCGTCGGCGGTGCCCTGCCGGCGCAGGTTGGTGCGCCCGTGCACGTACGTGGCCAGCTCGTGGCGGCAGTTCGGGTGGAACAGCCCGGCGGCCATCACCTGCTCCAGGGTGGCCGCGACCTGGACGGTGCCCCAACGGCGGGACGCCTGGGAGAGCACCTGGCGTGGCCCGGCGGGCCCGTCAATCGAGATGATCTTGTGTTCCCACGGGCGGCACAGACGGCACTCGCCGGGCCTGTCTATCACGTACAGCAGGTCGTTGCCCTGGGCCTTGTTGGCGTCGACCACGCCCTGGGCGATCGCGCGTGACGCTGCGGTCCGTGTCGCCATCTCCACGTAGGAGGCGAGGGACCAGCGGCGGCCGCGGCCGTCGATGTAGCAGGTGATCCCACGGTCGGCGAGGGCCTGCCACGCGGACTGGGCGGCGGTGCGGCGGTCGATGCCGCCGGCGAGGTGCCGGGCGGTCGCGCCGGCGATCGCCTGCCGGTAGATGGACAGGGTGGTGGGGAGGATGGCCTGGTGTGCCTGGCGGGCCTCGGCCACCAGCGCGTTCGCCAGGGCCTGCACGGCGAGGGAGCGGGAGGGCTGTTCCTGGCCGGCCTGGCGGGCCAGCTCCCGGGTTTGCCGGTTGGCCCCGGTCTGGCCGCGGCCGAGGAGGTCGGCGAAGAAGTCGGCGAGGTCGGCGACGGCGGCCGCGTTCCCGCTGTCGTAGGCGGTGATGACCGCCCGGCGGACTGCCTCGGTCCCGGTGACCTCGAGCCCGGCGACGACGGCCGCGGCCGACCGGCGGACGAGTTGCACGTCGGCGAGCCGGCGCATGGCCCAGTCGGGGGCGTCGAGGTTGCGGTTGAGGCGGCGGGCGATGATCCGCAGCAGGGCGGTCTCGGCCTCGCGGTAGATGTCGGCTACCGCGTCCGCGAGGTCGTCGGCGAGGTCCACGGGCACGGGCACGGGGACCTCCCCACGTCATCGCGTGATGTTGTTGTCCGCCTTCCAGCGGTTGAGCGCGTTCACCAGCTGGCGGTTCACCTGGT